GCAAGGCAAGAGGCTTATGGTTCTGTACAAGACCAACTAGATATGCAGTACTGGGATGGTGTCAATGGTACAACCACTTGGGCTGACCACATTGCACAAGTTAAATCAGATAATCCTAAACCTGTTTAAACAACTATGATATAATCTTTGTTATGGATTATTTAATTGGATTTCTTTTAGGTTATTTTTTAAAAGAAGCTCTCAGATTTATTAAAAGAATAAGTGATTACGATTGGGATAATCGTATGTCCTATGATAAAGAATGGGACTGGTTAACACACGAGGACCTACCATAACAATGAGTAATAACAACAGTGGCTTCACACAAAAGGAATTATTAAAATTGGTCATAGAAAGATTAGACAGACTAGAAGAAAAACTAGATAACAAATTGGATAAATCAGAATTTTACAAAGTATTAGGATTAGTTGCCACAGTTATATTAATTGTTGGTAGCTTAACAATGTAATGAAAGCACAAGTAAACCTAAGTCAAGTATTACAAGGTGGACTTGCTGCATTAGTTGCTTGGTTATTTAACACAGTCAATACATTGCAATCACAAGTTGCAGTGTATATGATACAGATACAAAAGCTAGAAGAAAATATTGTAGGTCTAGCTATGAGAGAAAGAGAACTAAACTCTGCGTTAACAGATGTTCTCATTAAGTTAGGAGGATAGTATGGACTGTTGTGGTAATGGCTGTTGTGGAGGTAGTTGATAGAGCTTTTAATAGCACTGTTAATAGGAAATAAAAATGCTAAAAAAAATAAGAGATAATATAGGTTTAGTCGTAACAGGCATAGCTCTTATGTCATCTGTTGGTGCAGGAATACAATCACTTAATGCTGTACTTACTACATTAACTGGTATTGATGACAGGATGAATAATATAGAGTATGAGTTCAGTGCTTTAAAAGAAAGCACAATGGTTTCTAATGATATAGCAGTACTGTATGAAAAGATTAATGATTTAGAAATGGCAGCTAGTAATTTAGGTAGAGCCAATGAACAAATTGCATACTTACAATCAGAGATAAATAGTATCAGACAAGATGTTATGGATAGTGGTTGGGATTTAGACCAGAAATATATACCAGAGAAGTGGGAATGGACAGACCTTAATAGCAAATCTGTCAGACTTGAAACACAAATACAAGGTTTAGAACAAAGAATGTGGGAAATAGACACACTTGATGATAGAATTACTTGGTTAGAAAGTAATAGATAATGAAAGTAACTGCAAGAGATATATGGGGTGCTAAACCTAATAAGAAATCTTTTTCTAAAATGGGAGAAGTAAAAGGTTTAGTTGTACATTGGTCAGCTTATCCTACTGCTGTTGGCAATATGGCAGAGATGGACCAGTGTAAAACAATACAAAGACTGCATCAAGAAGATAGAGGTTGGAATGATGTAGCTTATAACTTTTTAGTAGGAGATACAGGACAAATATATGAAGGCAGAGGATTTGGAAACAGAAGTGCAGCACAAGGAGGTAACAATCGTGAAGAAATTAACTTTAATAATAAGCATTATGTTGCTGTGTGTTGGCTTGGTGGCTCCAATCCTACCGACAAGCCTTCAGATAAAGCTATTGCATCTGTCAAATGGCTCTATGAACAAGTCGGTGGAGAGCTAAGACCACATAGTTCTTTTAAACAGACACAATGTCCTGGTGATGCCTGGCGACAATGGATTATAGAGGAGAAATCACCTACAATATCTAATGCTTCACCACCAGATGTGCATATACCAAATAGTTTTGAGAAGAAACTTGATAATATTCTTACTAAACTAGAAAGCATAGAAAGAAAATTAAAGTTAGGAAAGTTAATACAATGACACCAGAATTAAAAGATATGTTAGAAAGAGCAGTATGGACCTTCATTGAAGGGTTTATTGGAGCGTTAACTATTAGTCCACTCGTTGGAGTTGACATAAACAATCTACAAATTGCAGCTATTGCAGGTGGTGGAGCAGCTTTATCTGTTATTAAAACATTCGCAAAGAAAAAAATTAGTTAAACCTTTTATTGTCTTAGGTATCCTGTAAACTGTTATTAACAGGGATAAAGGAGAGATATGCCTAAGAAAAAATCACATAAAAAAACTGCTATACCTGCAGAGAATGGTAATAACTTTTACAAGGCTGGATGGCAGCCGAGTATAGACATAGACCCTAACACTGGTAAGGGTGAAGTTGTTCATGTAGGAACAGACCCTAACTATGAAAATGACTTCGATAACATACTTAAGAATTGGGGATTTGACCCTAACATCTATGAAATAGACGGTATCTTAAAGGTATCTTCATGGAATGCACAGCTTAAAGGTGGTATTGTTGAAACTTTTCACGCATTTAAAGGTACTATACGAAGGAAGTCAGCAACACATGACAAACATTACAATGAATTGTTTAAACACGCTATTAAAAAACCACCATTAACTAAAAGAAATATCTTTGGTGGTGACACAGCAATGTTATTTATGATGAGCGATTGGCAGTTGGGCAAGGACGATTACGGTGTTGAAGCTACCATAGCTAGGTATGATGTAGCGTTGCAAGATGGTGTAAAGCTATTAAAAAATTACAGGAAGATGGGTAAGAAGATAAATGAGATTTATCTAGTAGGAATGGGCGACCTTACAGAAGGGTGTTCTAAATTCTTTTACGACAGTCAGCCACACAATGTATCTCTCAATCTTTTGGAGCAATACTCACTAGCAAGAGCTATGATATTCAAGACAGTAGAGACTTTCTTACCTCATGTAGATAAGATTACATTAACTGGTGTACCAGGAAACCATGGTGAGATGACAAGAAGTGGTAAAGGTCAAGTGTTATCTAATAGATTAGACAACTCGGATACTATGCACTTAGAAATAATGGATGAGATATTTTCTGCTAACAAGGAGAGATACAAAAAAGTAAAGGTCATAGTACCAGAAGGTTATCACTTGAACTTAGAGATTAAAGGAAAGAAGACTGCATTTACACACGGTCACATGACTAATGGTGGAGGTAATGCAGAGGCTAAGATAGAGGCTTGGTGGAAGGGTCAGATGTTTGGCTTTCTACCAACAGGAGAAGCAGAGATACTTATAACTGCTCACTATCATCACTTTCGTGCTAAGAACCAAGGAGATAGACACTGGTTTCAATGTCCTTCTCTTGATAAGTCTATTGATTTCACACAAAGAAGTGGGTTATGGTCTCATCCTGGTGTGCTTACTTTACTTATAGATGACAGAGGTCCAAGTTTCCCAGTGATTGTTTAAACGGAGTATTCAGAATACTTTAATGTAAGTTCTTCACCAGCTTTAATATCAGTAATTGTTTTGATGTAATGGTATCGTTGTATCTTTACCCTCATGCAGTTAGGTGCCTCACTGTGATTAACAAACCCACCTAGTGGTGTTCGTATTAGATTTTTATATATGTAATCAGTGACATGACTTACACCTAACACCTCACCTTTCGCTATGTCCTTTAAAGAAAACAAGCCTAGTCCTTCTATCTTGCTAGGCTGTATGGTTAGGTATTTTGGTAGTGGTCTATACATTGTTTAAACATGATAGTGCTATGTCTTTTATTTTAACTAACACACCTACACTAGCGTTGTCATCTCCACCATTTACTTGTTTACCTGCATGATAAAGTTCTCTTGCCAAATTTTTCATCACATCTATCGGTACAATGTAGGTCATAACTGGTATGTCTTTACCTTCTATCTCTCTGACTAACATAAGTACCCAGTAGTCTGCCTCTGTTACAGCGATACCACTTGGCTTACCTCTGCACTCAAACTCAACAAAATGATTGCCTGTATTTTCCCATATATGTCTTTCACTCTTGACCTCTACAAGACTGCCCTTCATAAATTCTTCGAAGGTCTCCTCCATCTCTTGACCTTTAGCCAAATCAATATCAAATTTACTGTTCTTCAAAATGGTAGCTCCTCACTTGGGTCTTCTATATCTTTCTTTTTTAGCAACGCATGACACCCTTTATATTCCCATGTGTGTAATGCGTTGTCCTCACTGTGCTTATATCTTCGACCACAGTAGATGTTACCTTCGCTGTCAAAGTAAGTAATGTTACCTAGCTTTTTACAGTCAAAGGTTTGTTTACATCTTGTATCTGGTGGTGCTGGTATATCAAAGTTGTGTTCGGGATATCTTTCTTTAATCCTTTCAACAAACTTGTTTAAACCACTACTGCCTATGTCTTCTAAAGCCATTCTTCTGGAACACCTTTAGCTCCACTGCCACCTATGTATCCACCCCAGCCACAACCATTAGCAGCAGGTCTGTACTTAGCGTCATGTTTTTCACATATAAAGTCTGGTATGTTCTTGATACCACTGCCGTCTGGAGCGTTAGCTTTTTTCTCTCTCATGTCTGATATGTCATCTGCCTTGTTACAAGTAGGGCATACCTTAACAATCTCTACATCTCCAAAGACATCTGTCACACGCTTGACTAAGTCTATCTCTCTTTCAACTGTGTCTACAAAATTTGATACCATGTCTGCTGTCCAACTTTCAATGTCTGCGTCTACCTGCCCACTGTTCTTTAGTTCTGTGTACACTTTACGCTTAAGGTCGTTTCTCTCGCCCTCATTAGGTATCATTTCTTTTAGTATATGATTAACTTGGTCTGCAATAGGTGTCTGTTCTGCCCCTATGTCTTTTGCAAATTCTTCCTTAGCCTTGTTTAAACTGGTAGCATCATCTTTACTTACTGACTTGGCTGGTGCTTTCTCTACCTCTACTTTAGGTTTAGATACTGGTGCTGACTTGTTCGCATAGTGTTCTTCTTCTGTCACATCACCAGTCCATAGGTGTAGTCCTATACCATGACGCATAGCTCCTCGCTTAAGAGCGTCTGACATACAAAGTTTTAAAAGTTCGCCCTCTGTGTTGTTGTTATTAACATCTACGCTATCAACATCTCCTACCTCATCATGTGCTACACCAAACAAAGTAAATGTAGTGACTGCTCCTCGTACTCTACCTTCACTGTCTCTAACAATTTCTTTTAGTGTGTGAGACCACTCGCCATAAGCTACATCATTTAGTCTCTTAGTTACTAAATGGTGTGGTACATAGCTACCAAATTTACCTTTGGGTGGTGCTTTA